TAATGAGTGTGTTTGAAAGTTAGTAAGTGAGTAGTCAATGAGATGACTACATAAAACCAACCGTGATGGAATGGTTTGAGGTAGTGATCTGTGGAAGCGAAGCTTACGCTCCGTGTTTGTCTGACTCTGTCAGTATAGCAGCTCTGAGTCAGCTTGTGTGGGTTGGTGTGCCAGTAGCTCGTCTGTCCATAATCACTGCTTGACGCTCAGTGTAATAGTAAGACTCAGCATGTCTCGTTACTGGAAGCGTTGGACGTTGTGGCATTGGATTCAACCATGAGTACATCTGAGCTTGTCTGTGCTACTCACCTATTATAACCATAGCTTGATCCGGTTTGGTGCTGGTGTTGTGCAGGTTGTTAAACTGGTTTTGAAACAGATGTTGTTATGAATACGTATTCGTATCGTGTTACCACGCAGTAACAATCAGTATTGAACCGGTTGAACACGGTTGTCAACCGGTTGTGGACAGCGTGGAAACTGGTACCCACTGGGGGTAAAATGGTACACATGTACTATGATATAAGGGTTCACAAATTTTTACCATTTTTCAACCAGTTTATAACCAGTTTAAAACCAGTTTATAACTAGTTTAAAACCAGCTTACAACGACCCACCATTTTCCAACCGGTCTATTTCCGATAGAATAGCAGCTATAATATCAGGGGAAGCTTTCATATCCACTAATTGTTTTAGCAGCGTCTTTAAGACGATCAGCTTCTCTTGAATAGGGTTCATTCTGTTTAAATTCTTTTAGATCTTCAATATAAGGGGGGAACCATGTCCAAGGGGTGAGACACTGTTGTAAATTAATAGGATATTGAAAGCATGAAGTAGTCATCATAACAAACCACAAAATAATGTTATTCATACAATCATTTTAGTGTTAGCAGTAGGATCTTCATCTTGATGGACTTCAGGTCCAAAACCATGTTTAGCAATATATTTAAGGTAACCATCATCAGATTTATCAGTTTCACTACCATATTCTTTTACCATTTCATAACACCAATCTCTGAGTTCATTAACACTTGGTGTAAATCTAGCTACACCAAACACTGCTCCTACTTGTTTAGGTGTATAACGTATTTGTGCTACATTCTTGTAGAAAACACGGAAGAAATTAGGACCGGTTCTTTCACGGTGATAAACGACATTTGAGTTGTTATTGTTATTAGGGAATTTGTATTCCATCTGTGAGTGGGTAGTAGTAGTAGTATAATAAGGGTTATCCATACCGGGGATAACCGGTATTAAATAAGAAGAGGGAATAGATTGTCTATTTACAAAGTAAATGGATTGTCTATTCCCTCACAGGAGGCGGGTCCACCCTTCCCTCCCCCTGTATTAGGGCCGGATTGGATTTAATAATTGTTAATATTGGTCTTAATTCCAAGTGGGGACTACCTTTTTACCACGTTCTAGTCTAGCTTGTCTACGTTGTTGTAAACTCATGCCAAAACCCATAGCATTGACAGCTGCTTCTGGGTCTTCTAACCATGCATCAAGCATGTCATCCCACTCTTCTCTCTTACGTATGTTAATACTTTCTTGTGCACTAATAGCTAAAGCATCTGTAAAGTATTTAACACCTTGTGCAAGACAGTCTAATCTGTCGTCATGTTTAACTGCACCTTTTTCACGACACATTCTACTCATTTGGTAGAAGAGCATGTACATAAGTCGTTCTTCGGGAGCGGCATCTTTGTTCGAGGTATAATCCCAATCAATGACACTACGATCAACAACCAACCGATGTTGATTAAGAACAGGTTCCAAAGCATCGATAATACGATCTTCTTTTCTGACGTTTGCTCTGACTTCTTCAACATCGATCAGTTGTTTAGTTTGTTGTAAGTGTTTACGGAACAACTCTGATACAATTCCGTCACCAAAGTTTGTTTCAATAACTAATTTTTTAACATCATATCTTTTACAACCACGTAAGATGTCTAGAAGGGTTCGGTCAGAATATCCGTCTTTATAAGCTCGCATTTCATGCAAGTACAGTATACCGTTTCGCTGCGAGATATAAGCTGCTGCTGTCTCATCTGATCCTCTACCCGATGGATCAACTGAGCAGATTGTCTCGGTGTAAGACCCCCATTCTCCTTGCTGCTGCATTGGACTGTAGAAATAATCTCCAGGTAAACCGACAGTGGGAGCGTCTTTAATAACATTGGTGGGATCGGAGCACCATATGATGTTCTCGGGAGCAGACTTAGGGTTAACACTAGTAACAATAAGGTCGGCCATTTTAAGCGGGAATTTGTCAGCATCACTAAGACTCGTATCTAACATGAATTGTAGCATGAAGTTCGACCGTCCCATGGACGCTTCACGCTGTATCAAATCTTCATTATCAAATCGATTATCTGTTACGTCCCAGGGTTCTGATCCGGTTTCAATATCTGATTGAAGTTGGGGAGCAAGGAGTCCTTCATATTTACTGGCATCACGGGGATAACGTGCTGGCCACACGAAAGGGCGATAATTCCTTTCTGCAAGTTTTCGGTAGACGGTGAAATTGTTCTGAGGAGTACCCAAGAACATAATTCTGCTATCATCTTTAGGTGTTAAAATAGATTCAGATTCAGTACATAGTTGAAGAAGTTTTTCTCGCATCAACTCTGTCATTGAGTTACCAGGAACTTCGATGTCGTCCAGGATCATCAAATCGGCGCGGCTTCCGGTTAGCTGACCAGTGATGCCCACGCTCTTTACGCTTGGAGCTTGGTGGGGTGAGCAGTTCACATCGAAGCTTATTCTTGACCATCTTGCATCGTCGGACTTCGGACGTAAATGAGAAAGCCATGGTGTTTCAATAATAAGTTTTTGTAGGAAGATAGACATGTTATCTGCACGTTCTTTAGATGCAGAAATAATCATAATCTTTTTTTCTGGATTATTAAACAGAGTCCAAAGTACAAAAGCACCAGTAATCCAAGACTTTCCGACGCCTCGAAATGCTTGAATTTGTAGTCGCTTTGGACCGTGTTGTAAATAATCTGCGATTGCATATTGTGCTCTTGTAGGACTAGGGAGGTCTAGCTGTCCCCACAGTGCTTGTAGGAACAGCTTAAAATCATCCTGCAAGGCTGTAATAACATCTTGCATAAGTTATTAGTAACCGAGTGGAATAGGTGCAGAAGTTAGTGATTCTTCAGCTTTTTTATACATATACTTGTACCCATTTAAAGTCATTTGAGGCACGTCTTTTAACAAGCTGCCTACAGTACGTACAACTTTATCTGGACGTCGTATAGCTTCTCCAGCAAGTTCAACACCAGCTTCTAGCATATCTCTATGTGACACACCTTGTTCACGTAAATCACGGTACGTTTGACCAACATCTGTAGCAATATTTACCACATCAGCAACTGGTACAACTGTTGATGCTGCTTCTAAACCTAATTGAGCTGTTTCTTCAGCAACACGTTGCTCATCACCAGATTCTTCAGCAGATTTAACTTCACCAGCTTGGAGACCAAGACCAACAAGGGGTACTAATGCTGCACCGTATTGTACACCACGCATTGCTGCCATTTTAGCAGCCATTTTAGCAATTTGCTTTTTACTATACCCATTTAACTGAAGTAAAGCTTCACTTGCTTCTTCAACTGTTGTAGGACCAACCTTTTGTAAATCAATACCAGCTTCTTTTAGAGTACTAGAAACCTGTTCAGGAGCTATAGGTTTATATTCTTTTGCAAATGCTGCTGAACCTTCATGTATAATTCTACCACCTTCTGGTGATGAAAGCAACAGTTTGTTTTTTTCAGGAGTAGGGTTGACTAAATCTAACCCAGCTTCTGCAGCTTTAATACGTGGTGCTACTTCATGAACAAGTGACTGTACTGCTGCTTTAACTTGTTCTGGTGCTAATTTTGTATCAAATTGTTGGTATAAGTCAGCAGCTGTGTCTGTAGGTTTAGCTTGTAATGATGGGTCATATAATTTACGACCAACGTGTGCTAAAACATCAGGGTCAGGAGTTTCAAGACCTTGGAACCCTTTTTTAATTCCAGTTGCACCACCTTTTTTCATTACAGGTACTCGACCTTGGTGACTCATACTGCTAATAACTGTATCAGCTAGTTGACGAGGTGCATCACCAAGTTCCCAACCTAAATCACTTAACCGTTTAATAAAATCAATTTGTTCTTGTGGCTCAAGATCAATATATGCGTCACGTAAACTATTAAGTGCTACGATATGATGAGGTTCATATACACCAGTTACAGGTGTGTATGTTTTAACTAGGCTTTCGCTTTTATTACGAATTTGATTGACGATTTCTTTAGCAGAGTCTCCTTTGCGTAAACCTTCCTCAATCATATCCATGTATACATTATCAGGAGAAAAATACGCAGAACCTAAGGCACGGCGTACTTTCTTTGAATAATTAACACCAACAACCTTACTATCAGTAAGCCCTTCAGCGTCAATTAATTTTTGAAGTCGTTGTAGTAAACGGCGTCCTTCGATTCCGTACTCTGCCATTAGCTAATGTGATCTAAAATACGTTGTTTTCTATCTGGGTGTAAACCGAAGTGTGCTAGCATCCAGTCCTCCCAGTGTTCACTTCCTTTGCTCTGATTACAACTGCGACAGGCTGGTACACAGTTACTTGAAATAGTTTCACCACCGTTACTACGAGGTTTAACGTGGTCAATAGTAAGTTCATGTAAGTCATAAGATTCTCCACAATAAACACATGTGTTGCCAAAGGATTCTTTGATGGCACGCCTCCAAAGGCGTGTTGCTTCGGAAGACGTCATGGTTATTAGGTTTGCAATGTAATAATCAGGGTTAGGAAGTAATGGGGTCATGCAGTTCGGGGTTTTCTACGTTCGGTACCACGGTTACGGTGTGCACTCATGAGGCGTGATCTATTAGATCCAGGGTAGTGAGCATTGTCTTTGCCATCACCTTTCTTGCCTGTACCGTTCTTTTTAGTTTCCTGATCTGCTTTATTCGCTGCTACACGAATTTTGAGCCCATGTTTAGTTCGATTGTAAGCTTTTTGTTGTGATTTATGGTTCCCATTAGCATATTTGGGACCACCAAAACGTTTGTTCCCCATAATTTCTAATAAACACGGCCATATAGGCGTTTTTGTACCATTTCTGGGTCAACATCAGGTATAACCTTAGCAAGTTTTGCTAGAGGATTACTATCTGAAGCAATACCACTAATGTCATTAGCTTTTAGCCAATCACACGCTGCTTTTAGGTCTTGTGTAGAAGCTTCTCCAGACTTAATACGTGCAAGAAACTCCTTTGTTACTAGGTTATGTAATTCGTTAAATTGATTTTCAGTAGCTTTTTTGTGCGCCATTTGCTATTCGATCTAGTTTGTCTTCAATGCGGATCATGTGACCCTCCATCTTCCTCATTACTTCAGAAAGTTCATTCTTAGTAATATAACGTTCGGCAACGCGCAAGGCTATATCATCCATGCGCTTATCTAATTCAAGTAGGCGTTGTTGTTGTCTGTTAAGTACTGCACCAACACCTGTAGCAATTGCGATGGAGACCGCTACGGCTGCTTCTAACATTATTGTTTTAGGGATACAATTGGGATAATGTCACTACATAAGTGCTCAACACGAGAGCCGGGTCTAAAGGTAAAACCTTTTTGCATTAGTTCTGCACATTTACCGGCTCTAATAAGTTCATAGTTAAGCCGCATCTTTTGTTCATGCCGCTTAGCAATAGATTTACATTGTTCAATCATGCCACTATCAAGGGGGATCATAAAGTTGACCTGTGCTCCCCAGTTGGTGTTTTTAACTAAACCTTCTGGGTCAACAGGTTTTGTTTGGTTACCCATCAAGAATGGGCTAAGTGTCATGGTTGGACCGTTACAGGAATTGGACCCTGCAAAGTATTGACGTGAGGGAGCTCCATTATTTTGAAACTGAACCGCTTGGTTTGTGACATTACCAGTAGCAGCGGCAACAGGATTAGAAGTATTTTGTACACGAGGCTCGTCTGCATAAACTGGAGCTATTGAGAGAAGATAGATAAAGATGTAGTGGTAGAAGTAATGCCAATATCCTCTGTAATTGTGATGTCTTCGATTACACCTGCAGTACGTGTTGTGATTTCTATTTGAAATGGATCTCCGGCTGTATGCACCGAAAAGGTTGTTGATGAATTTGTTATATCCCCACTTGGGGTTACGTTGGTGCCAGACCATGAGGAATAAGCTCCGCCCATGACTTCTGTTTCAATAACTCTGTCTATGGTTGTAGTAGTGGTAGTTGTCGCTTGCATACTCCCCTGTGTGAAATTGGGGGTAACGGTCTGAGCGTTAGCTACAGCAGGTACCAAAAATAGTAGTGCTAGTAGTTTGATCATTCTTTTCTTTCTCTTGTAATTGAGAATGTTGCAAGTGTGCCGCTAAGGATTGAAGCGACATATGTTGGATCCATCTTCTCCATCCATCCAGCATATGATGCAGTTAAGAGTCCGGCGGACCAGATGAGGACGAGGAACTTGATAAATCCTTCTTTTTTGTTATCTTTGTCCATGCAGTTTTAATAATTGGTTTTGCTATTGAAACAATGTGTTTAAAAACTGCAGTAGCTGTTAGGGTGGCTGCAACAGAAACAGTTGCTGTACTTACGGCAGTGACCAGTATCTCTTGACTAGGAATTGGTACTTCTTTATCAATAATGGGTACCGTAATGTAGTCTATTTCTGGTACTTTAGGTGGACTTGTTGGTGCCGGTTGTCCGGTCTTTTTTGGTTGTTTTCCCTCAACGGGCTTCCCTTTAATTCCAGGAGGCGGTCTAAGGTCGCTAGGAGGCACTACAATGGGCTTGTAACTAGGTACTAGTGCATCTGGTACCTCCAAGATTGGAACAGGCATTCTAGGCGGTTCTGGAAGGGCCATGTGTGGAAGGATAATTGGCTCTCCCAAATCCATCAGAGCTTAGGAGCAGGGAACAATCCGTTGGCAATAAACTCAACGGCTTTATCATCAATTTCGTTGTCTGTTGATTCAGATAGCTTACGTAGCATATCAATCAACAGGATTTTAACTTTGTCTGAATTCAAGAATGAAAACAGGACAGGACGGATAAGTGTAATCATAATTAGTTTTTTTTGTAAGAGTTTTTATCTGATTAATACCCATAATCTGCTTTATGGGCATTCCAATTTTGAGTAACTTCTGATGCAGTCAGAATTTTGTCATAACATAAAACTCGACTTATTTTACCATCAAAAAATTTATTACTAGAAACTGCAGATGGAACACGGCCGATAGTTGCGTTTGTGTTTGATCCAGTATAAACTCTACTTAATGTAGCTGAAGCATCAGAACTACCATTTAAATAAATTACAGCTGCTTTTGTAGTATTGTTCAATGTATGTACAACATTAAACCAATTACTTGTGGTTACATTTGAAGATGAGTTTAAAGAAGTACCATATATTGCAGTAGCTACGTCACTTTGCCTTTGAACAAGGTGCATTTTTTTACCTAAAGAACCATTACCACCATGACCTGCATATCCATTGTAATTAGTACCACTTGTGGTAACGGTATCAAATTCCAACCAAATTGAAAATGAAAAATTACCTTGCCAAAATGCGTCCGGTAAGGCACTAGCTGCGTCTACATAATCATTAGACCCATCAAAATGAAAATAAGATGGAGTACCACTAGTATAAGTAGGACTATGAACTAATGTTGTGTCATTACTGTTACCACTTAAATCAGACCAAGTAGTACCACTTCCACTGTAAGAGTTACTATTCCCTGCATTTAAATACAATCTTAAATCACTTGTAACTATATTACTAGTAAATAGAGCATCACTATCACTAGAGGCATTACCAGCAGCGGCTCTTAATCCGTGATGTAGTGTCATAATTTAACTAATCCCGAATCTAGCCTTATCTCTGTCGAAATTAGTGGTAATTTCAGCATCAGTCAAAGCTTTTTTGTAGAACCTAATTATGTACCACCTTCCATCCATTCTATTGCCAAAATAGTTATCAGCACCACTGGTCCACGACCCACCATAGGTACTATAACTTCCTGAATCATGGATTGAAACGGTGTTTTTTATAATCTCTCTTTGTGGATTTGTTCCGGGTCGGAATCTCCAAACATATTGTCTAACAACAGGAGATGAAAGACTTGAGTCTGTATAACTACCAGATATTCGATTATAGGCACCACAACAACCATTTACGTCAAAATAATCATCTGCCGAGCTACCAGATCCATAATTAATGTGAGACATTAATGCTCTACCTTGGCCACTAGTTACGTTGTTGAAAAATTTAAAAACTGTATTGTAAGTAGTAGATTCAGACATCATCCATATTTCAACTGTTGCTGCACCAGTAACCCCATAACCACTACATGCGTTGCCAGTGAGAAAATTAACGGTGGTACTATTATAAAAATGTTGGTTGAAATAACTGGCATCCCCAGCACTTACATATTGCCATAAAAGGGAAGTATTAGCACCTAGACTCGTAAGAGTATGATCCTCTCCATTACCACTTATATCGGACCAAGTATTTCCAGAACCACCATAAGAATTAGAATTACTAGCGTCTAGATGAAATACTAAATCATCGGTTACTAATGTATCAGGTTCTCCAACATTCCCAGCAGCAGCTCTTAAACCGTGGTGAATAGTCATATTTTATGAGGGCTTTGTTGGCCAAGAAATATTGAATGGGTCTGCTTGAGTCGTGACATCACGTAGTTGTTGACGATATGTAGTCCAAGCAGTTTTGTCTACATTGCTTACATCAGGAAGTTGCGTCCAGTCGGATTCTTGTAGATACATATCCCTTAGGCTACGTACCTCATTCCACTCATCAGTAGCCCGCTGTGTGTTGTACTCATCAGAGTTGGTCACTACACGCACTGCGTAGACAACACCATCTTCTAGGTAGGCATCAGTAGTTTCTAGGTGTTGCGTAGCCTCGTCGAAGCTACGAGTATAAACAATGTCTACAACACCGTTCTCAACCTTCCATTCATCGTTAGGACCGGTTCTTGGGAAACTAGTATTAGGAAAAAGAGATTGCAAAGTTCCCGTATTTACAATCTCATTATTTTGTACAATAGCAATCATGAAGCATCTCCAACGGTTGCACCGTAAATATCTGTACCAGTCGGGCACCAAAGTTCAACAATAGTATGTCCAGTTGCATTTAAAGTAGGTGCTGAACCTCCTACCCATTTTATTGTTGGCCAGGTAATGTTATTACCTGAAGCAATATCAAAATGAATTAACATACTTTGACCTGGGTTTATTGTAATACTAGAAATTGTAGTACTGGTATTGTATACTGCTATAAATACATGCGCTGTCGCTGTAGAAAAACTAGTTGGATTAGTACCGGGAGTATTAGTTTGTTCAGCATAATCATCTAGAGTCTTATCCTGGAGTATTTGACCACCAGTGGTACCAACTATATCTCCAGTGTAATTGTCTGTTGTAATTGATGGCGGTATATAAGTAAATTCACCAGTAGTGTTGTCATAAACAATACCTCCATCTCCACTAGCCGTAGCTTCTGTACCAACACTTAAATCTGTAAGTGCAATGCCAGAAGTAACGTAACCAGCATCATTAGTAAAGTCAGATACATTAGTCGGTTTGTTAAGAATCTGTGCATCACCACTGCCAGCATTCCAATCTGATTGTACGTTGGCTTCACCAGTTTGATCAGTCCAAGAAAGGGCACCAGAACCGTTTGTTTTTAAAAGTTGGTTGGCACTACCATCTGATGTTGGCAGAGTAAGAGTGTAAGTAGCTGTTGCGCTATGTGCTGGTGACTTAATAGTCACACCGTGTGAGTTGTTTTCACAATTAAGTTTAATTGCACCAGGAAGTGTAGCACCACGTACTTCAATTAAACCTTCTCCATCTGGTTCTAACTTAATATTACCGTTGGATGTTGTAGTTGTGATTGTACTGGTTAAAACATCCAAATCTCCACCAAGTTGTGGTGTGGTATCAGTGACAATATCAATGTCGCCCCATACTAAAGATCCACTTCCACCGGCTTTTAAAAATTTACCAAGAGTACCAGCATCAGCAGGAAATACTAGATCGTAACTACTGGCTAAATTAGTTGGTGGTGAAATTGTTACTGTAGGATTATTAGTAGAAGGTGCCTCAAAAGAGACTCTTGAATTTTGTCCAGTAGGGTGAGTATTATTGCTTGGATTAACATATGGTACTTTAATTAAAACTGTACCAGTTCCAGCTGCTCGGTTGATAGGCTCATCTCTATTTACGTCAAAATAATCAGAAAAATCTTGATCTGCTCCTACATCAATAACTCCACCAAAAATATTACGCCAAGCATTATCATCACGTATTTCAAACCTATTATCGGTAGTGTTATACCTAATTGCTCCTGCAACATCACTATCTGCAGACACCGCTGGAGTAGCACTTGCATCTGGTTGCTGAACATCAGTACCTTTAGGAACAACAAAAGCAGCAGTACCACCTAGAGCAACATTATCTTCTATCTTTGCACCAGTAACTGCATCATCTACAATCTTAGCTGTAGTAACTGCATCATCTACAATCTTAGCTGTAGTAACTGCATCAGCTGCAATCATGTCAGTTGCAACTTGTACCTCTTGGATTACACCAGCAGTTGCAGCACCTAAGACACGGTTTGCCGCAGCAATATCTTGCATCTTGCCATACGTGACTGCATCATCTGCAATCTTAGCTGAGGTAACTGCATCAGCTGCAATCTTAGCTGAGGTGACTGCATTATTTACAATCTTAGCTGGGACAACTGCATCAGCTGCAATCTGAGTTGAGGTAACTGCATTAGCTGAAATCTTAGCTGAGGTGACTGCATCATCTACAATCTTAGATGTAGTAACTGCATCAGCTGCAATCTTAGATAAGGTGACTGCACCAGCTGCAATCTTAGTTAAGGTGATTGCACCATATGCAATCTTAGCTGTAGTAACTGCATCATCTATGATCATGTCAGTTGCAACTTGGACTTCAGTTACATCTGCGTCACCATCTTCTGTACCATCATTATTACGACCTAGCAGCCTATGATCTGTACTGATGGTCTGCATCTTGGCATACGTGACTTGATGGTCATCAATATGAGCAGTGTCAATAGAACCATCTACATAATGCTCAGAGTCAATAGAATTGTCTGCAATCTTTGCATTAGTCACAGCATCATTTGCAATCATGCCAGTTGCAACTTGTGTTTCACCAATAGTACCTGCAGTTGTAGCACCTAAAACACGGTTATCAGTTGCAGTGTCTTGCATCTTGCCATACGTGACTGCATCATCTGCAATCATGCCAGTTACAACTTGTGTTTCACCAATAGTACCTGCAGTTGTAGCACCTAAAACACGGTTATCAGTTGCAGTGTCTTGCATCTTGCCATACGTGACTGCATCATCTGCAATTTTTGCTGTAGTAATTGCACCATTTGCAATACTATTACTTGTATATGCTGATTCAAGTATAAACTTACTATTAAAGTGATCCCAAGTAAGTACCTTGCCGTCATCAGGTAGTTGAGGATTCCCTATATTTACATCATTTAGATTATTAAGAGAAATATCTATATCTGCAGTACCATCAAATGATTGACCGGCAATATTGCGTGCATTAAGTAAACTAGTAGAGCTGCCACTTACATTACCAGTTACATTACCAGTCACACCACCAGTTACATTGCCAGTTACATCACCAGTTATATCACCACTAAAACCAGCAGCATTAACAGTACCAGCAAACGTTGCAGTCTGTTGAACGTGGAATGAACCATCAATATCAACGTTATTTAAATTAGAAGTACCATTAACATCAAGATCACCAGCTGCATTAATATTACCTTCAACTTGAAGTGTACTGTCAAGAACAGTAGCACCTGTTACATCTAAAGTACCTGCAATATCAATATTGTTAGTCAACATATCTGACGTAACAGTGTCAACATCACCGGTAGTAATAACTGTACCACTTACGTCAGGCAACGTGATAGTACGGTCAGCACTTGGGTTAACAACTGTTAGTGTTGTTTCAAAGTCATTAACTGTGTCACCTTCAAAAACAATATCTGACTGTTCCATAGTCAGATTAGATTTCATAACACCACCACCGATTGCATCTACAGCTCGGTTTTGACGCTCTTGTTCAGCGTAGAGGTTCTGTAGTGTATTATCGTTTAGATCCTGTGCTCGGACGGATGAACCAGGATAATAGACGGCTTTTGGGTTATCAATATCTGTTTCACGGTAGATACGAACAGTAACTCCATCAAAAGGCTTACCATTAGCGGCTTGAAAGTCAGTAGCTCCATTAAGTTGTTCAAATCGGATTTCCGTAGCTGATGGGAAGCTATATTTAGTTTTATCAATGGGCGTTGCATTAGCATTAGTGGTACGCAAGCTAACTTTAACGTCATCTTCTTTAATATATGGGAAAGTGAATGCAAACTGATTTGTTGAACCGTTTGCGGTTATTTCATTTTGTGTAGTTGCCATCAGAAATTAGCGTTACTTGTTTACAGAGTTTCTAAGAAACTGTTCTGTTTGGAACGTGAGTGGTGGCTGACCACGTTCTGCTCTATAGGTATTACTATCTTGAATAAATGCTTCAGTTTGTAGACGTTCACGTGTGCTTAGTTGCAGCCGTGCAGATTCAACAGCTTGTGACAGGTAGAAATCTAGCTCATCATGGATACTAAACCACTTATCAGTAGGAGTACGCTTAGAGTCAACGTTAGGGTTCTTACGGTATTGCATCAAAAGATCCATACCACCTGCTTTTTCAGCACGTTTCATAACCTTACGAATACCATCTAAGAAAATACCATCTTGACCAATAAGTTCATACAGCTCAGCACGTTCTTCAACAGTATATTCAACACCGTTTTCATCTACGTTAAGCTGTGGTCTAGAGTCATACTCAGATGCTGCCAGGAATCTAGCTTCAAGACCCATTTCATCTGTGATTTTCATGGGGAAGTATGTGTTCCAAGCTCGCATCCACCAGCTACCCTGACCAGCACCAATGGGTTTACCATAAATCCAGTCGTTAGAAACAGGTAGACGTGCACCAGCAGGTGCCGCAGCGTCTGCAAACTTGTTCTTGTTACGGATATAACCCATGATAGTACGGTCAATCTCACGTTGTGCAGGTTCAAACAACCTACCCATCTCGCTCCGAAGACCAGCACCAGGGATCATACCATTAACAGTACCAGCAACCCAACGGTTATAAGCACCCTCGTTACCATTTACCACGTCAAACAAAGGACGTGCCATAGCAAAGACGTTCTTATCTTTGAGGTTTGCAGCCATCACAAACGACATACGTGCAGCAAGGTTTTCAAATGCTGCTTCACCCAAAGTATCCCAGTTTTCAACCAAGTCAACACCAGATGCTAACCAGTCCCCAACAGGACCCATAAACCCATAACTCATCCACTTGTCAGTACCAGGGATACGGTAGGATTTAGGCATCCAGTCTTTACGTGCTTCTAGTCCACGCTGTACTTCCGGATCCCAAGATCCGTTACCACGGATGTTA